GGGACGGCGTTCGCACGTGTGCGTGTAGTAATAGTGAGCTTACTATCACTAGCAATACTCCAAGTAGTGCCTTCTTGCTCATCAAAACTCCTTTGTTCGTCAAGCAGTTGCTTATACGTGTCTGGATACAGATGAGCAAGGCGCACTAAGGCTTTGTCTCTCGCCCGTCTGTAATTACGGTAATGAATGGCTTGTTTGCCACTGACTTCTTTCATAAACTAGCTGCCCTCACGATCTCTGTTATGTCTAGCGTTTGACCTACTAGATGAGCGTCCTCCTCATCACTATCCCAAGCAGATACTAGCACTCGGGAGCCGGAGGGAGCACGAGATAGCCATTCGATAGCGTGCTCAGCGTTCGCCCCTCCCCATTCATTCTCTCCGTTGGGTGTCAAGACTTCATAGAATAGGATTAGATCAGATTTTGGTGGGTGTATGGTGTAGATGTTACTCATTATTCTCCTCCCAACCCCAGCTCACGCTGTGTCCGTCTCTCTCGTACGCCTCTACTGTTGCACCGATAGGGATAGTTAAGGGAAGCGTTGCTAACTTCTGTCCTGTTTGCTTATTAAAGATAGTAAAGCCTGTTACCTTATTCATTCTCTTCCTCCTCTAAGTTAAAGATACGAGCCATTGCCCTGTTGGCACGCTCTAAGTTCTTAATCGCGTTGGCTATGTCTTCCTCTTTGATGTTTTTCTCAGATTGATCTAGGCATAAGTTAAACTTAGCCCGTAGGTATTCTTCATTCATTGTTGTCTCCCTTTTCTGATGGTAAGCACGGTACGCACCACGCTGTATCGTTGCCCTCTTTCCCTATCTGCCCCTCTTCATCTGCCCACACTATGTCATCTCGATCTAACGGGTCACCGCAGATAAAGCATTTAATAGTGTCCTCAAATTCTTCCGCATAAAATACAGGGTCATTCCAATCGGGTTCGTAACTCATTAGCTCACTCTCTCCCACACGTCGTTAAATTCTGCGTCTTGCCATTGTCCGCAGCCCTCGCACACTACGTCTCCCACGCTCATCACAAGCACAAGGTACTCACCGTGTCCGCACACTTCACATTCGTATTTCATAGTGTGATCTCCTGTCTCATTACGTCGGTTACGAATTCCCAATTACCGCTGGCCTCATCTAAGTCATACTCTAGTGAGCGCCAATGCCCCGGTTCGATCTGCTTTTCATAGTCTAATGCCCATTGCGGAGAGTCAATTATCTTTCCCTCTTTACTAATAAATTGCAGCGTGTATCCGCTGTAACTATCATAAGTAAGGTCTGCAAGGTAAGTCTCTCCCTCTACCTCAATCTCTATACTCTTAACGTAGCTTTGCAGCTCTCTCTCTTTACAGGTTACTTTCATTTTACTTTCTCCCTTATTAGTGTTGAGGCGATCTACCTCTTACCCTCTCCCGCTACCGCGGGAAAGGATAACAAGCCTACCGTACTCTACCGCTACTTATTGCAGACATCGCAATCGGGATCTGTTTCGTTTCTCTCTATCTCATAATCTATAATTGCACCATCTAAACCGTCTCCACAAGGTAGGCAGACGTTTATCCCATTTTCTAAGACTTTACGCATTATTTTCTCCCTGTAAAGTAATTACGCGCTAGGGACATAGCCTCGCGCTTAGTGTAACCGGCGTAAATCTTCTCCCCTAGTCTGCTCTCTCCCTTGTACGCAACTACACGCCAAAAGTTGCCTAGGATGTGATTACCGTCGCGCTCTACTAGCAGCTCTAACTTAGCCATTACGCCACCACCTCTAAATAGTATCCAAAAGTCTTATAATGCTTAATCAATCGCTTAACAGCTGCAGGGGTGAGGTCTCCCTCTCCCATTACCTCGCGGGTCTCTATGTCCACGAGCTTTACGTGTGTCTTCTTATTCATTACTTAACCCTTATTCTCTTAGTAATTCCCGGCTAGGTACCGGCTACCTCTCTCCCGGATAGCCCGGGAGAGGATAGTCACCTACCTAGTGAAAGCTATCGGCGTAACAATTGACCATTGTGTCAAAACAATAGTGTCCGCCGGTATCGCTAGGCACGTACCACACGTGCCCGGAGATCCACACAAGCCCGGCGATTACGATAAGCGCGGGCAAGATAACAAGAACAATCCATCCGCGACGGGTTAGGTATTTCATTACTCTACACTCTCCAATTCTTCTTCTAGATCGCTAAGCACTAGATCAACAAGCTCCGTGTAATAGATGTATAAGTCGGATGTCATTAGGCCGATGATGGTAACCTCTTCTCTATGGCCTAGTTCTGCAGATCCTCTATCGTCGTAATCTCCCGGCATCTCTTGCCACTCTTCTATAATTCTATTGTTATAAACAGGGACATAATTGTCCACGTATTCATAGGCACGATCCTTGATAGAGTCTAGATCCTGTCCCTGTTCAATCTCTTGCTTGATCTCTTCCATAATCTCGTCGTAGGTAGTCATTATGCAATTCTCCATTCTGTCTTAGATGTAAAGTCTTTACCGCAGACATCGCAGATGTCCTGTCCATTGTGATAGTTATGTTCGCAGATAATGCAATCGTTTTGACAATCGCCTAGATGTAGTGTTGTAGCCATTGTTCTAACCCTTATCCATAGAGCTTGATTATGTAAGTGTTTAGCTCTATGAGAGTAAAATACCACGTACTATACCGTTATGTCTAACTTAGTGACTTATTTAGGTAACGATTAGATAACGATCTATGGCCTAACACGGTAGACAATTAGGCGCGTTATGTCTAATAGTTAGCGGGTAATAGTTAGCGGGTTATGGCACTAGATCACCGGACAAGGTTAGGCGATTAGGTCACCGGTTAGCAGCTGCAAGGGTTAAAGCTGCAAGGGTTAGCGCATAGTTAAACAATTAGGGGAGAGAGTAAGAGTGTGCCGAGGGTACTGTCAGCCCGTCTATGCTTAGCAAAACACCGTAGACAGTCTGCCCTTGCCGTGTCCAACCCTCAACCTTGCCCCGTCTGCCCCGAAAACCGCGACCCCAGGTGTTAAACCAGCAGCGCGGTGGTATGTATACTCCCCAAATAAATATATTTCCTAAAGTGAATCTCCCTAATCAGCTGGGATCAATACCGCTCTGACCTGCGGTTATAGTATGTGTGAGTAAGGTCACAGTACCAAAAGCGGGAAATGGTTAAAATTTCCTGCCTTATATATAGTAGGGGAGTAAAGTGGGGAAGAGGTCCAGTTTACGACCCTACGCTACGGGGTTAAACCCTCCGCGTAGGCCCCTAGGCCGAAGCGGTACTTACCCCTCACTACGCTGTAGCTTGTTCGGGAGTTTACTCCCGCTGCGGTGCTTTTTAGTAGGGTGAGTTCTATCTACTAGTAGATCTCACTATGTGAGACAATGCCCAGTATAATCAACTTCCCTAGTATAAATGAAATCTATTCCGGCCCGTCCGGTACTAGGAGATCTAAGTGGCTGAGAACTCAGCAGATATAGCCAAGCGCATCATCTTAGGATGCGTAGCAGAAGGTATGACCATTGACGCCGCTTGCGGCTCAGCTGGTAAGTCTATGAAGACTTATGAGTACTACCGTCGTACCGACAAAGTTTTTGCAGACAAGATTGACCGAACCCGTTTGGGTTTGAAGGACAAGCAGTTCCAAGGCGGGGATGTCCACGACATCTCATTCCAAGAATTTCGTCAACGCTTCCTACACAGCCGGACCTTTCCGCACCAGATGAACATTGTAGATGTCATCGAAGGCAGAGAGCCAAGATGGTTACATCCCAGTATGAAGTTTGAAAAGGGTGTGGCTAATAACCGCATCCTTGTAAACATTCCGCCTAACCACGCCAAGTCAATGACCATTACAGTTGACTACGTCACCTGGCAAGTAGCACGCAATCCCAACTTCCGTGTTCTAATTGTGTCCCAGACCCAGCGACTAGCTGCTGACTTTCTCTACGCCATCAAGCAAAGACTAACGCATCCTATGTATGCAGACCTCCAAAGTGCTTATGCTGCTGGCGTAGGGTTTAACTCTAAGACCGCTTCCTGGCAAGCAACCCGCGTCACCTTTGGTGATGAGCTTCGTGAGTCCAGTGAAAAAGACCCAAACATCGAGGCTGTCGGTATCGGTGGTCAGATCTACGGTAAGCGTGCCGATATGATTATTGTAGACGACGCAGTCACAATGTCTAACGCTAATGACTTTGAACGACAGATTAAGTGGCTTACCCAAGACGTGCGATCCCGTCTTAACCCTACTGGTAAGTTAATCATTATTGGAACCCGCGTTGCATCAGTAGACCTGTACCGCGAGCTACGCCAAGAAGACCGCTATCCGGGCGGTCTTGTTCCGTGGACCTACCTTGCTATGCCAGCATTACTTGAACCAGATGAAGACCCCGACAAGTGGGTTACCCTATGGCCTAAGTCAGATGCTCCCTTTGATGGACAAGAAATAAACGAACAGGACGAGGACGGGTTATATCCCCGTTGGTCTGGTCGTAACTTATACAACGAACGCCAAGCTATGGATACTAGTACCTGGGCTTTGATCTATCAACAGCAGGACGTATCTGAAAACGCAGCCTTTGATCCTGTGTGTGTTCGTGGATCTATTGACGGTATGCGTAAGTCTGGTCGCCTTGAGATGGGCCATCCCGGTCATCCTAAAGATTTGAATGGCTTTACCTATATCTGCGGTATGGACCCAGCAATTGTCGGCGATACCGCCGCTGTTTGCTACGCCATTGATCGCGCTACATCTAAACGCTACATCGTGGACGTTATGAAAATTACTAGACCGTCGCCTCAGCAGATCCGCGACATTATTATTAACTGGACTTCTCTTTACGGACCCAGTGAGTGGATTATTGAGAAGAACGCTTTCCAGGCTTTCTTAACGCAAGACGAAGGTATCCGTCAGCACCTAGCAACACGTGGTGTAATCCTTCGTGAACACCATACCGGTTCCAACAAGTGGGATACCGGTTTCGGTGTGGCATCTATGGCAACACTGTTTGGTACTAAGCAACCAGATGGTAAGCACCATAGAGATAACTTAATCCATTTACCAAGTGACCAAACAGAAAACGTTAAATCTCTGATTGAACAACTTGTAACCTGGACGCCAACTACTAAAGGCAAGACCGATATGGTGATGGCGCTGTGGTTCTGTGAGATCAGAGCACGTGAGATGCTCAACTACGGTCAGTACGCAACGCACCACTTAAAGAATCCTTTCTTATCCCGCGCTGAAATGGGAAAAAGAATTGTTGTTAACATCGATGAGATGTTGGCAGAAAAGCATAAGACATTCATCTAATAGGAGAACAACAATGGCAATAGATCCAAGCTACAAGGTAGAAGCTGTAGAAGAAGATTACATCGATAAGGGTGCTGTAAAGACACCACAGATGAACCCAGAAGTAGATCGCAAGTATGCAGCTGGTAAAGCGCAGGCTCTTGCAACAGACAAGGTCGAATGGCCAACTAAGGTCGCTGGCTTAACTTACTAATTAAGGATTACTAGTGCTAACAATTAAAGAGGTCACCGCTAAGGTATCTCGTTTACAGACCAAGTACGCAGCGCGTGATGGTCGTATGCGTGATGTCCTTTCAGTGCGTCAGGGAGACATCAGCAAGGTTTACCCTGCTATGTTCTCAGAGGAATATCCAAAGCCTCTCGTCGCAAATATCATCGACGTCTCTGCTCGCGACCTTGCTGAATCAATGGCACCACTTCCATCTTTTAACTGTACCGCTTCTAATATGGTATCTGATTCTGCTCGTAAAGCTGCAGATACTCGTACACGTATTGCAAACTACTATGTAGATCGATCTGAACTAGGTACACAAATGTACGTAGGTGCAGATTGGTACAACACTTACGGTATGTTGATTGGTCGCGTTGAACTCGATTACGAGAATAACAACCCAATTATGAAAATGCTTAACCCATTTGGTTCATACCCAGAGATTGACCGCTTTGGTCGTTGCTTATCTCTAACACAGATCGTTGGTATGGATGCACAGACATTGGCATCTATGTACCCAGAGTTCTACGAAGACATCGTAGGTAGAAACCAATACACACCAGGTTCTCCATATCTATCTTTAGTTCGCTACCACGACAAAGACCAAGATATGATCTATCTACCAGAGCGTAAGAACTTAGTTCTATCTAATACGCCAAACCCAATCGGTGAATGTATGGTTCGCGTTGCAATGCGCCCATCTATCGATGGTGAAGCACGTGGTCAGTATGATGATGTGCTCGGTGTACAACTTGCTCGTGCACGCTTTGCAGTACTTCAGGTTCAGGCTGCTGAAAAATCTATTCAAGCACCTATTGCTATTCCACAGGATGTACAAGAACTGGCCCTTGGACCAGATTCTATTATGCGTTCATCCCAGCCACAGAACATCCGTCGTGTTCCACTAGATCTACCACCTGGAATCTTTGCAGAATCTGGGGTCCTTGAGCGTGAACTACGTACCGGTGCTCGTTATCCTGAAACTCGTGGCGGTAACACAGACGCATCTATCGTTACAGGCCGTGGTGTACAAGCATTACAGGCTGGTTTTGATACACAGATCAAGGCAGCACAAGCACAGTTTGCACATATGTTTGTTGAATTGATTGCACTGTGCTTTAAGACTGATGAAAAGATCTTTGGTAATCGCATCAAGGAAATCCGTGGCGTCGATGACGGCACACCTTACACAATGAAATACATTCCTTCCAAGGCAATCAATGGTGATTACACTGTAGATGTTCGCTACGGAATTATGTCTGGTATGAATCCAAACAACGCAACAGTAGCTTTGCTACAGATGCGTAGCGATAAACTTATTTCACGCGACTATGTTCGTCGTGAACTTCCTATTGAGATTAACGTAACTCAGGAAGAGCAGAAGGTTGACATCGAAGAGATGCGCGATGCTCTTCGTGCAGCTATCGGACAGACTGCTTTAGCAATCCCACAGATGATTGCACAAGGACAAGACCCTTCTAAAATCCTAGGATCATTTGCAGAAATGATTAAGGGACGTCAAAAGGGATTGACAATAGAAAATGTTGTGGAGAAGGCGTTTGCGCCAGAGCCACAGCCAGAGGCTGCAGCGATGCAACCTCAAGCCCCAGTAGCAGGTATGGCTCCCGCCTCTGCCTTGCAGCCAAGTATGGAACAACCTGGCGGTGCAGCCCCTGCTGCTGGCGGTCCACAAGGCGCACCTCAAGGTAAGCCAGATATTGCATCATTGCTCGCATCAATCGGCGGCGCAGCATAACTTCTAGGGAGGTGAAATATGAATAAAGGATCACAAGCACCAGCACCTATGTCAAAGCCTATCCACGGCGCAGCAGGAGCAGGAGCCAAGGTAAAAGGTGGCGATGTTAAGATGCCTTTTGCTGGAGCTGCAAAGCCAGGCAAGATGGTTAAGAAGGGTAAGTAATTATTAGTCAGGAGTACTGGGCGTGAATAACAATAATGAAGTGCCACGTCCAGTACGTCCTACTGATGCGTTAGTTATATTTACAGAGTTTATTTACAATATCTGTCAAGTGATTACAAACCTTGCAGAGTCTTTAATGGAATTATCAATTTACCACTCAAACCGCGAAACCAAAGTTAATAAAATTTGGGATGACTTCGCACAAGATTTAGAAACTATTCAGGAGGATACAAATGGCGATTGAAGATCGCACTAACCCAATGCAGGGTGTATCAGGTCCTGGCTCATTTTCGAAGCGTACTGATCTTTCATACCAGTCACAATCTTATGGTGATGCAACTGCATACAATGCAGATAAGTCAGGTGCGCCTCTTTCAACAGCACCTAAGTCACCAATGCTTTCACAGGCACCAACAGTCCCAACAGGCGGTGGGGCAGCAGCTCCAACAGGTGTTGGATTATTTGATCCATCACAACGCCCAGGAGAACCAGTAACACACGGTGTAGATATAGGACCAGGTGCTGGTTCTAATGTATTGTCAATGGCTAAGTCATCAGAAAAAATTTCAGATACTTTAGCAAAGATGCTTCCTTACGACACAACAGGTGAAATTGCTGTCTTGTATCAGGATGCCTTAGCGAAAGGTAACTGATGTCTGATAGCCTAAAAGCAGCAGCTTTCGCAGCAGGGTTATCGCCAGAAGATCAAAGAAAATTAGATGCTTTTAATAAGTCTCTTACAGTTCATAAAGAACTTTCTAATCTTCCATCTGGTGTAGCAAATGCTAAGTACAACCAGTTAACTCCTGAACAACAACAAAATTTACAAAAGAATTTTGGTAACGAAGATCCAGCAATTAAACCACAACGTGGTTGGTTGGGTACTGCTTGGCACTATACAGGCGGTCTTCTTGGCAATGCTATTGGTTATGCCGGTGGTCACGTTCTTGCTGGTCTTGGTAACGTATCAGATGTAATGACTCGTGCATATCGCACTGGTGCTATTGCAGCAGATCAAGGCGTAGACCTTTCAACAGCCTGGACTATTGCAAATGACAAAGGCGATAAAGTCTTTAGCCCTACACGCATCATTGATGCAAAGGTTAAATGGGGAAATGACGCAGTAGATATTGCTCAGCGTCTTGCTGCTCAAGAAGATCCTGCAAAGATTTTAGCAACTGCTACACCAGAGCAAAAGAAGTATCTGATGCTGGCAGATCCTACTAATAAAGTTATTCCGGGGATTAACCCAGAAGACATTAAAGCAGCTCGTGCTAACTTTCAAGATACACTTGATGCGGTCAATGCTGCTAAGTATTCTCCAGGACGTCAAGTTGCAAATCTTGTAACTCCAGCAGAATTAGAAGGATCTGGTCTTTTCTATAAGGCAGTTTCTGGCGCAGTTGATGCGGCATATCGTGTTCTTGCAGATCCACTACTTATTGCTGGTAAAGCAAAGCGTGCTTATGATGTAAGCAAATATGCGTTAGATGTTGTGGTAGGTGGCAACAAAGTTACTGAAGTATTTGCTAACCCACAGGTAATTACATTTTGGGACCAATATGGTGCAGCATTAAATAATTATTCAAAAGCTGTAGCATCTAAAAGCCCAGAGGCAGCACTTATTGCTAAACGAGATTTAACAACACTTGCTCCTGAATTTGGCGATTCAGTTATCAAATCTTTTCTTACTCCTAAAGTTCCTATTCAGGATGCTAAAACAGCACAGGCTTTCTTTGAAAATACTAAGCAACTAGATGAAATGCTTAAAGGTGAACTAGGACGTCAGCGAGTAATCATTCCTCGTATGGACCCACTTCGTCAGGCTCGTATCGCAGCGGTCACTACTGGTCGTAAAGTATTTAGCCTAGATGCAGTAGGTCCAAAACTTGTAGATGATATGTGGTTTGGTGGAGCATCAACTTCAGATGGTATTGCTGAAACTATTATCAATAATCAAAAGGCTATTATTGATAAAGTTACTGCACTAACACCTTCTAAGAAAATTGCACGGTTTTCAACTGACTATGTTCAGTACCGTATTGATCGTGCCAAGGCAGCATTTTCACGTGCTCCTATGTTCAAAGACGATGTCTTTGATGTAACAGCGCCAGATGCCTCACAAAAAATTTATAGCCTAGCTGTAATGGTTTTACCAACACGTGAATCAAAGTTGCTTGCACAAGCATTTGATAGCATTGAAGAAGTAGGTAAAAAGAAGGACGTTTACTACGGACTTTGGAAGACCATTTCTGAGATCCGTGGGATGAACACAACTCTTCCAGGGCAGCAAATTGTTCGTCAACTTACTGGTAAGACTAATGCAATCTTTGGATTAGATGATGCTTTCCGTGATAAGGGTGCATTGCCATCTGACTTTTCTAACTTCGTAGCAGCACCAACTCTTACAGATATTGACCGTGCAGCATCACGTAATGGTCTATTCCAGAAGATGATCGGTGTGGCCAATAGCGATCTTGCAAGCAAGATGACTAGTGCTTGGTCATTCTTTACTTTAGCTGGCCCTCGTTATGCTCTTCGTAACGCAGGCGAAGATCTTATGGTTAGCCTTGCAATTGGTGAATCTCCTTGGGGATTGGCTAAGAGCCGCGTACTTTCAACCCGTATTAACACATACCTTCAAGCAGTTAAAAAGGTAGAAGGCAATACTAATTGGGCAGATAATCCACTAGGTCTTGTAATGCGTCTTGTCAATAAGAAAGATGTTGATAAGTATACAGGAGAACTTACACAGCTTCAAACTAAGTTTGAAACAGGTAAAGCAGAGATTGCTAATATCAACAAACTAATTAAAGAATTACCTAAAGGTCATCCAGATATTGCTGTGCACCAAGCAGAAATTGCTACCCTTAGTAAAGAATTACAAGGTGGCATTACAGAGCAATCACGCCAGATCTTTGCTCGTGCTTTAACTGAAGGACGCATCAATCGCTTCCGTGAGTCTATGGGCAAAGGCGCAATGAATAAAGAAGAAATTGATTTGTTAACAGAACAACTTCAATTTGGCGACATTGAAAATGCCTTATCAGTAGCATCTGAAGGTGGACTTAACTACGTTACCGGTAATGATTACATTACTCGTGCAACTAATCTATCCCGTCAAATGGGTGTGCGTGTACACGCATTAGAAATTGCACCTTCTAAAGATAACTTTGTTAAGAAGCCAGGTGAGCGTGGGTTCAAGCCACAGGCTCTTAATCCACAAGATGAAGCATCTATGTACTCTTGGCTTATGCAAATTGGTCGTTACTCTAATGATGATCTAGGCAAGATTGCTATTGCTAATTTAGATGATGAAACAAAGGCGCTTAAAAATATGCGCGTTTGGCTTGATACTAAAGATGGCAAGCAGTTCTTAAAAGATGCTCGTTTGCAAAACGATATGGATTCAGAAGGTATTATTCGCTTAGCGTTTCAACGTTCTAAGAGTCACTTTGTTAAGCGTGACGGTGAGATTAACCAAGAACTTCTTAATAAGGTTCGCGTTAGCGACAAATATGGTAACTATCAAGTAAGTGGACGTTTATCTATTGATGATCTTCCAACTAACCCAAATGATATTCCACACGCAATTGTTGGTCCAACACTTATTCCTGCTGTAGAAGCTGGTCAGATTACGTCATCATTGATGACAAATGGTTGGACATTCCTTGGTATGGCTAACGCACGTATGTCACGTCAACCTATGGTCATTGAAGAAATGATTAAAGTACGCAAGCAAATGCGTGAAAATGGATTTGAGCAAGCGTGGATTGATGCCCATACAAAGGGTATCGATGCAACCAATACTACCGGTATTACTATTGCAACAGAGCGTGCAAAAGTTGAATTGGCTAAAATTGTTGAAGAACGCGCTATGAATCAGGTTCTACAATATGTAGATAACCCATTGATTCGTACACAGATTGCTTTCTCATCACGTAACTTTGCTCGTTTCTATCGTGCAACTGAAGACTTTTATCGTCGTATGTACCGTGTAGTTCGCTATAACCCAGAGGCTATTGTTAAGGGTGCTTTAACATACGAAGGTATTACTCACTCAGGTTGGGTACAAAAGGATGACCAAGGTCAAGACTATTTTGTATACCCAGGAATTGGTCCTGTATATAACGCAGTCCAAAATGCAATGGATCGTTTAGGTATTGGAGATCAGTTCAAGGTCCCATTTCCAATACAATTTGGTTCACAGCTAAAGATGCTTACACCATCTTTGAACCCAGATTCAATGGTTCCAACATTATCTGGACCACTTGCCGGTCTTAGTATCCAGACTCTATCTAGCCTAGTAAGCAACATTGATAAGGGCGCAGCAGATACTATTCAAGGTTATGCACTTGGTAAGTATGCAACTGGACAACCGTTCTTGTCATCAATCTTACCGGCACATATTAACCGTTTATACGCATCAATGAATACAGATGAGCGTAACTCACAATATGCAAGCGCCTGGCGTAAAAGCGTTACTTACTTAGAAGCATCAGGTCACGGACTGCCAAAGAATTACGACAAAGACGGCAATCTTCTTCCATCAACACCAGGTGAACAAGAGGCTTATCGTCTAAGAATTAAAACAACTGTACAAAGTATTCTTGCAATGCGATTTGTACTTGGCTTTGTTGTCCCTGCTTCACCACAGATTCAACTTAAATCTGATATGGAACAATGGATTTCTGATAATGGCAAGGCAAACTTTAAGCAGTTATGGAATGGTTTACTTAATCAGTATCCAGGAGATGTAAATGCTGCTATGGCTAAGTGGATAGAACTTTATCCAAATGAAATGCCATTTACTATTACTGAAACAGAAAAGAAGACTATTGCTCCATTAAGATATGCTGCTGAGTCAGGTAACTTTGTATTGCAAAATAAGGGTCTGTTCGACCAATACCCATCAGCTGCAGGCTTCCTTATCCCTCACAAGAGTGGATTCTCTTGGGATGCTTACCAGGCTATGAAGAGCGTAGGACTTACAACATACAAGCGTGTAGATGATTACCTTCGTGAGGTTCAAACAGCAGCGGATCTAAACCAGTATTACACAAAGAAGGATTCTTTTGATGCTTCCTTGTCTACTGCTTATACAGATTATGAACGTACACAACTGCGTAAAGATTTTGACCAGTGGAAATCTGTGTTCTTTGCAGGACGTCCATTAGTTCAAGAAGAACTTTCAAAGGGAAGCCAGAAGGCTATTGATCGTCTTCGTACTTTAGATGAACTTAATGCAATGCTTGGAAAAAATCTTAATGTTCGTCCAAAGACAGAAGCAAGACTTCGTGAAATGTCACAGTTGTATCAGACATATCAGGACAATAAAATGGCATATGACCAATATGGAAGTTCACAGCAACTAGCAAAAATGCTTAAAGATGACACTGTTGCTCAAATGAAACAACTTGCAAAATACAATGAAAACACACAAGCGGCATATGACGTACTATTCGGAAGACTACTAGGAGACTAACCAATGGCTAAGAGTTTAGATCAACTCCAGAAAGAGCTTGGCGTTGCCTCCGAAAAGGCAAGAAAAGCCTATGACATTCTTAATGGTACCGGTGGTCGTGGTGGTCTTGAGCGTGACTACAACCTTGCAGTTAAGAATAAAAATAAAGAAGCAATTGCAAAACTAGAACCTTTGTATAACAAAGCTGTAGAAGATTACAAGACTGCACAAGAGGCAAAGAACGCTGCTAACCTAGAACTTAGTCGTGCTAAAAAAGAAGCCGAAACTTCAAAGATTACCGCTGCTAAAAGCAAGGTAGCACAATCTGTATATAGCAAGGCTATTGAAGAACTTGCTAAAGCAGAAGGAAAGTTTGCTGGATATAAAGGTCAAGAAGGCTATATTGCTGCTTACCAAAAAGCACAGCAAGCATTTGATGATGCACAAAAGGCTGGTGTTGCGGTAACTGCTTTGCCTGCACCAAAGGTAGCAATTCCAGTAATTGCTCAAGGTACTACTGGCGGTACTAGTGGCGCAGGAACTGTTCCTGAAAAACCTCTTAATGAAATCATTACTTTTCTTTCAGATCCTGCTAATAGTAGTATCCTTGCCAAAGCACAGATTGATCTAAAGAAGAATTTTCCTTCAGTTTACAAAGGTTCTACTGATGGCAAGTGGTCTTTAGATTTCCAAAAGGCTTTGGGTACAGTTGCCGGTAATCGTGCAATGCTTCCAAATGCAACACTTAAAGGAACAGATCTTCTTAGTTTTATTACTGCACCTACTGCTGACATTGGTCTTGGTGGTGGAGCTGCTGGTACAGGTAAAACCGGGATAGGCACTCCTGGAACAACAGGCGTTTATTCAACAGTTTATAGTGCAACAGATGCTGAATCAGAAATCAATAAGGTATTCCAAGATCGTTTAAAGCGAAATGCTACACCAGAAGAAATTGCTAGTTTTACTAAAGCACTTACTGCAGCACAAGCAAAGAATCCAACAATGGTTCAGTACACGGCAAATGGAACTAGAACTACTACAGGTTTAGATCCAGTTCAATTTATTATCAGTGCAATTGATAAGAACAAAACACTTAAATCTGAAGCAGATACAATTCTTAATGAAGCACCAGACTTAGTAAAACGTCTTAGTGATAAGAAGATTTATGATAAGTTGATTGCTGCAGCTGGTAATGATCTTACTAAGATTCTTGAAGCCAAACAGACAACCGCTTATGGTCGTGGTCTTGCAGAGTATGAAGCAATTATCAATGACAAAATTTTAGAAACTGGAGCATCCAATACTCCTGAAGAAGTCTCTGCTCTAGCAAAGTCTCTTTATGACAAAGGCATTACTGCTAATAGTTATACTGGTTCATCTCAAATTGATTCAGCACTCAAGTTTGGTGCTAATAAAGAGGGTAAGTATATAACTGGTACTGCTGGCACAACTGCATCTGATTTACAAAAAACAGCAGTTGCTAACGGTTTAGACCTTAACAATGATTTTGGTGATAAATTATCTGGTTGGATTTCAGCAATCAATCAAGGTGAAAAAGTTGATAATATAAAGCAACAAATTCGTGATATTGCAGCATTAGGTCAGCCTGATTCTGTCAAGAAAATGATTGCTAATGGTATTGATCTAGCAACAATCTATAGTCCTTACAAGAAGACTATGGCTGCTACATTAGAAATTCAAGATCCAAATTCAATTAGCCTTAATGATCCAGTACTTCGTAGTGCTATCACACCACAAGGTGAAATGAACCTTTACGATTATCAAAAGGCTTTACGTAAAGATAATCGTTGGCAATACACACAGCAAGCTAATCAAGAAGTAGCATCCGCTACACAACAAGTCCTTAAAGACTTCGGATTTATGGGGTAGGCAATGGCATACACACCAGATGATGATCGTTATTATACAGAAAAAATAGGAACAACTGGAAAGACTCAAGCACAACTTGATGCTGTTGCAGGTGCTGAAAGCACATCTAAACTTAT